GGCTTCTGGAACTGATCCTTCCAGGAGCGATCATCCCAGAAGTTCGGCTGATTTCGGGCCGTATAATCGGATCGGATGCCGTAATTGGGTAGCCGATTCATTTGTCCACCTAGGTGTTCGACATTGCATGGAGAACGCTATGCCAGGCTGGATTCTAAGCTGTTTTCACTGCTGGATTATCAGGGGGGTTCCCAGCCGGGTTCGGAGCTGGATTCCCAGCCGGGTTCGGAGCCGCTGTGTGGGCACTCCGAACCGTAGTAAAACAACCCGCTGCTATCAAGTTGGAAACCTATACTGCCATAGCTGTAACTATCAACACGGTAATACTCACCGGTGTACGAATAATAATAAACACCAGGGCTATAATAACCGACCGCATAGTACGGTCCGCTATTATCTCCGCAACGATAGAAAATGGTACAGTACTCTAGATTTGATCCCGAGCTCGATTCAAAACTACTCTCCGAACTCGATTCGGAGCTGCTCTCCGAACTGGATTCCGAACTGCTTTCACTGCTGGATTCAGAGCTGCTTTCACTGCTCGATTCCGAGCTACTCTCCAAACTGCTTTCAGAACTGGATTCAGAGCTGCTCTCGCTGCTGGATTCTGAACTCGACTCCGAACTGGACGGACAGTAATCAGCGATCGCAAGACCTCCAGGCTCAATGCCGCGATAATATTCTCCAAGAGGTCCACCATCACCCAACCGGACCCAAGATTCCAACGGATCGCCCTCGTACCCTTCCGGCCAGGAACCAATTACCCAATACGAACCAGTCCAACGAATATGCCACGTCGTAAACATAACGTGTCGCCATTGCGGTTTACCCTTATAATTACCATCAAGCCGCAAATACTGGCCACGTACCGTAAAACCGATATTCTCGCCGTCCACATAAATACAATCCGGATACTCTTCGGGCGCCCCAGACGATTCCGAGGACTCCGAGGATTCCGAGGATTCCGAGGATTCACTCGACGAAGATTGTGGACACCGGTCGATAACCTGTACGAATGACCACGCGCCAAAACTTATGTCGTACGTCCAAAGTACCCCCTCATCTTGTACGATACCATAATGTACTTCCTCTCCTTGGGCACCAAGATGATCAACCCAAATGATGATTTGTCCAGGCCGTAAACCGAGTGTACCAGACCCCTGAAGACGATAAGTATTTTGTGGTTGCTCGCAATCCGCAACTATAACGTCACCGCTACAAAGCGAACAATCCCACGTCCTACTGATAAAAAACCACCAGCGCACTTTTTCAGCATTGACCGGCGAATCCACGACCGTTCCACAATGTACATCACCACGCGCGTCTTTCCATTTGATCGCTTGATATACCGTCCAATGGTACCAGCCAGAACGAAGTAACTCTACAAAATGATTAGGATCAGCGCAATCCTGAAGGATATAGTCGGCAGTCTTTGTGCGTGCTGTTCCCTCCACATCGCCAATACGATCTGGAAATTCATCAATAGGATTTTTATTCGGCGGTCGGCCTTCTGCCGGCGGGCGATGCCCCCAACCACGTTGTGGAGGCTGCCCCGGCTGAGCATCGTTGGGCCACTGACCAATCACCCATCGGCCTTGCTGCGGATTATTCGGTAACGGCACCCAGCGAATCCACCAGTCAGGATTCTGACCGTGTCGCCATTGTGGCATGCCCCACCACCAGCCGGGCCAGTGGAAATACCGCCCCGCCGCTCCTGGAGGCACAAAATTGCCACCTACGTTGATTAGACCAGGATATTCACTGGGACCAACCTCCACAATATGGCCTTCAGAAACGTGAAGCGACACCCAACCCGTATCAATACTTCGATCCGATATCCCACCATGCTGGCACGGTACAATTATTTCGTGATGTTGTGGATCGTAAAAAACTGGAACGTGCTCCTCCCGTATTTTAGGCGGCCCCCACGTTCCACCCCATCGTGCCTTAAACGGTAACCATTCATTATGCCGAGGTATACTCCGATGTTGAAGGGGCGTACCATCAACATGCAGTTCGTTATCCTGATAACGGTGTGCAATCCGCGTTTGTGTCCATGTAGCTGGAGAATCATGTGGTCCCCGAAAAAAGAATACGGGTATTTCCCCACGATTATAACCAAATGGATATATTTCATGAGAAAGATTACCTACATGCGGTGGTATATGCCAACCATATTCATCACTCCAGCGACAATATTGACTCTGGCACACGCGCCCCTTGGGGTCGGATATCCTAACTTCATACTCTTGTGTTTGCCGCCCTTCGCTTAAACTCTTAAAATATTGAGCAACTACAACGCCTTTCGCTATACCATGATCGCGGAGCGGTTCTTCTAAATACACTGCCTCCGGCGGCCACGCCATAAGAACACACCAAGCACGCTCCCCTGTGTTCCAACAACATAAAATTTCACATCCCGGCAACAGAGCGTCGGAAGGCCAAGAGTATCTTTCACGGTTAAGAAACACGGGTGCATCAATTAACGCAAGAATCGGCGCAACTAACCAGCCCTCCTCATCACATTCTGGAAACGGACCCCCCCACTGTCGCACATCCAATCGGTGGACTTTCGTACGCCAAGGTCTAGATGTACGATCCACTTGCCCCACCACACCGTCAAACCATATACTAATATCACCTCCTTTCGGCATCTTAATCCGATGAGGCTGAAGCTGCCGGCGGCCTTCAACTTGTTGAGCGACATCAATAAGACGTTTTGCGGTTTCACGTCGCAGTATAGCCATCAGTGATCACCTAGGCAGTACATTAAAATCCAGTTCCGGATATACGTTAAACGTAAGCCAAACTACATTCTCTGGCGTTGGTTTATAGATTCGACGGCCATGCCGATCTAATGGTACCGGATGGGAAGGTGTGGTACCGTTAATTACAATCGGTACTAATTGTTTATCCTGTGCCGAACCAACCAGTGCGCTATACCCAGCATTCAAAATCCGTGGCTGCCAACCTAATAGTGTTGGCGCAATCACCGCTCGATACGCGACTTCTCGATATGCAATATTGTTTACAACCTGTACCTCGGAAACCTCTATGCTATCCATCATAGCACATTTTTCTGCGACAATTAAACCATCAATATACCACGCAGTACTATTAATAGCTTCACGATACCCCAGAATCCACGAAGGTACATACGGCATATTAACCCGCACTTCTACGACCGGCAATTTTCGGTCAACTTCAAGCGGCGGATCGAAAGGTTCACCCGCCGTGTTAAGAATTGGATTACCATCTCGATCATACCAGACTGGCATACGCATTACGACGGCGCTCCAGCGAATACGCGCCGCCCAATTTAACGGGTTAGGATCGCGCCGCCGGTACTCTTCACGGCCAGGAGTGGTATACTCAGCCTCCACATGCCATAGAGTCTGACCAACTGGCGTAGCGCGCACCTGAACACAATAAATACCACTCCCTTCCGACAGTTCCTCACCAAGCTTGGGTGCCTCGCTATCACCGAGAATAGTCTGTTCACTAGTACCAGCCGGCGCTTCTACTAACCACAGACGACGAAAGGTTGCTGACGGTCCCTGCCGAAAATCTAGATTATACTGGCCTTCGCGGTTATGAACTTCCCGCCAAGTCAACGTCATGGTATCTAGACCTTTATCAAAATAAACTCATCAAATTGCTTCTTGCCGTTTGATTGTAGCTATTAAGCGATCCAGCCGTTCGACGATCTGTTGTGTATTACGAGCAACTTGCTCTTGTGGACCTCCCGCCGGGGGACGGATTGCCATCATGGCCGCACGCATAATAGCCGAATACGCTTCCGTTGTACCAAAGCGCAATGCAGCGGCCAATTGTGTCTGCTGCTGTACTTGCCGAGCCAAATCTTCCGGCGGTTTGATTGTCGCTTTTAGTTTTTCCAGATACGCTAGGTACTCTTGCGGCGTTAGTAAACCCGCCTGAAGAAGTTTACTAGCTCGATCCGCTTGTTCCAGAATCCGTTGTTCTTCAGTCATAATGTCCCGCCGAATTGCTTCAGCTTCTTTCGCCATTTGATTCTGTTCGACTTGAGCTTGTTTTTGGGCTTCTTGCTGTTTACGAATTTGCTCTTGAATAGCTAATAATTGGCGAGCTTCTTCCAACTGGGCAGCCGTTGCTCCCGCTTGTTGGAGTTCCCACAATTTCCTCTGCGTTTCGGTCATCTGAGCCATCTGTGTTTCCTGTCGGAGAGCGGCCAACTTCTCCTCCACCTTCAATTGAGCTTTACGGATCTCGTTGAGTTGGATTTGCTGCTGGATTTGGGCAGCCAGTTCCTCCGATAAACCTTTAGCTTGAAGTTCGGCTAGCTTCCGGTATTCAGCCGATATACCAAGTAAACGGTTTTCTTCTTGGAGTTGCTTCAAATACGTAGTTGCTTCTTCGTTTAAGCGTTGATAGTATTCCAACTCTTGCTGCTGGCGCCGCCGTATTTCTTCCGCTTCTTTCAGCGATTTCGACATAATAGGCCGGCTAGCCTGCGCGTTTATAAGCCGTTCGAATCCTTTCATCGCCACATCATATGATGCTCCAGAAAGCACCTCTCCAACATCTCGATTCGTAATAAAAGCTTCAGCGACGGCTCCCAAAACGACCCCCACATAATCTCGCCATGTTAAGGTTACCTTGGTACCGCTTTCGCGCTGTTTTTCTAATTCTTGACGTGTTTCTCTGAGCCCAGGTAATATTGTCGTTGCAAAAGCAGCCTTGAAATCGTTAACATACGCGCCCAAAGCGGCCTTCAGTTCGTTCCACTCATTTTCCATGCGCTTAACTGCGCTAGACGCTTGAGCCGCAAAATCACGATATTGAGTTTCCAAAAGCTGTAAGATAGTAGTTTGCGCCTCCATTTCGCGGCGCGAAGCCATTAGCGTTCGGATAAATTCCTGTTGTTGCGTTGTAATTAGTACACCTTGTCTACGTAACGCAACTAAACCACGCTCTGGATCGCCTAGCGCTTTTCCAACAGCGATCGCCGCTGATTGAAGATCCGTATCCATCGCAGCGGCAAAATCGAGCGTTACTTTAGTGGCCCGCCGAACAATATCCTCAGTTAAACCCAGCCGAGTAAAATGTGCAACAACTCGAATAATTTCTGCACCAGCATAATTAGTAACTGCCGCTAAACTGTCAGCAAATTGTTGAAACTGTTTAGCTGTCTCGGTCGAATATCGTCCTGAAATCGTTAACGAGGCGTTCAATCTCCTCATCGCCTCCATATTCACGCTGGCCGCCTCAGTACATTCCTGAAGAAATTGCTTGAGCTTCCCAAACGCCTGTTGCACTACGTTGAGCGCCGTAGTCACAATCGCGGCCCAACCCGTAAACGCTGCTGTCATACCGGTGAAGGTACGCGTCTGCTCCGACAACCGCCGGATTTCCTCCTGCGTCTGTCGGAGCCCGTCAATGGCTTTCTTCGTTTCAGCCAAAACGTGAATTACAATATCGTTTGGCATATCCCAGCCCTTCGTTTAGCTTCATTCGCTAAAAAAGCACCCCAGTCTAAAAGGTGCCCTGCTTCCATTTCAGCCAACATTTGGTCCGGATTTGCGTACCCCAGGCGAGCCGCTAAATGATAAATAAACTCCACCTGGGGATCGTCTAATTTTTTGGTCGAATACTATGCTCCACGGCAGCGTTAAAAAGCGTCTGAACCACGAAACCATCCCATGCACTAATCTCTACTACCCCGGCTTCGTTCGCGAAAATCGGCTCATTATCATCGTCTACAAGACTATACGCTACGACCATCGCTGTAAATTCAGGCGCTAAGGAATTCGGATCGACATCATCTTTACAAGCTTCAGTACACTGCCGCCACTCCAAAGCCGACAAATTCCGAAGTCGAAACGGCACTATCTGACCGTCGATCTCGATATCCACGGTCTTATATCTACGTGTTGCTAAGCGTTTGCTTAAAGCGCGAAGTTCGTCTGCTTTCATTAATAATCTCCTTGCGTTTTCGGAGAGCCTGTTCATAATAATGACGAAGACGAGCGGCACGCACCGGATCGACCGGCCGCTCAAAATCAACTGGTACAGCGTAACCAAAATCTACCAACCACCAGGCAAATTCTGACTCCACTTCGTCCCCTATATGGTGTCGACTACCTGGCGGTATTCGAATTAAACGCACACGCATGGTTTAGAGTTAGATAGTAGTAGGTTTATTCACGTGGAACACATATTCTCTTTCTGGCGTTTCACCATATTTGCAAGCAAGACGATCCACCCGGATAGCCGCAAATTCATAGGCTCGATAATTGTTAGGTTCTTCACCAAAACCGCTCCATACAATCTTGATCTTTTTTGCTTCACTCAAACCATTCTCGGCGGCTTGGTCTAAACCGCTATGTAAGGTTGCATCATATTGTACTTTTAGACGCAAATCACCCATCGAAATTTTTTTGACCTTTTTCGTAGGCCAATTCGTCGTAGAGTCTACAAAAACATATTCGACCACTTCAGGCGTTACCTCCGGCAAATCTACCTCTAACACATTTGGAATGGTTGTAAACGTACCAGTTAGATTCGTCGAGACCTCAATCCCTTTGTAAATTGGCAGACGCATACAAAACCTCCTTAACGACTAAAGAAAATAAACCGACATCATTACCTCCGTTGAATTTTTTGCAGCTGCTTTTGAATATCCTCTAAAGCTGCTTGATACAACAATTCCCGAACGCGCCCAACCATACCAACTAAAAAACCTTTTAGATAGGCTGGCATTTTTCCTCGGTTTAAACCCCGCTTCGTTCTGCGCACGTCTGTTCCTAATACCGCCCAATGAATATTCCGTTCACTTAACCCCACACCACCTCGCAAGCCCGCGCTGTGTTGTTCACGCCAACGCGTACCGCCACGGCGGCGAAGGCCGAAGCCAAGTTTTGCTTTTACCAGCGCCCCTTTTTTGAGCACGACTCGATACCCAAATGTCGAAGCGGCAGCCTGCCGCACGCGATTCGATATCCCTAAAGAACGCACTTTATTCCGAATTTCTGTGCTCGCACGACGAAGCGCCGTACGCAATATCCGCGCAACCGCCCTATCCCCTAATTCCGCCCGCAACTGTTCCAAGGCGTTTTGAATACCTTGAGACTGAATTTCGACTTTTAAGATTTCCATAACACAAAAGATACTGTAGCTTGATATTCGGGACGATCGGTTTCTTCCTCAACAAGTTCTGCCATAAAACCCCCTCCCGTCCAAAACCAATGCCAAAAAGTCTCCTCATCTAAAATTTCAACTCCATTTTGTGCCGCAACTGCTTCCGCAAGTTGTACAGCCTGAAGACGGTCATCCGACCAAATGAACACCTCTCCTTCATACCGAACCACACGGTTGCCATCTAAAGTATAAATTGGTACGGCCTCCGTAATTCGATATGTAACAGCCGGTAGAGTGTCTTCCAAATAGCGACGGTCCGGTCGAATGCGTTCCCCTACCACCAAACCAAGCGCCTGTACCAACAGCGACCGAATTACCTCATGTGGCGTCATAGGAACGCGCCTCGATATACGCAGTATACTCGTCCTGTGGCGCAATCGCCGCAATATCGGCCTCGACCACCCCTTCGGCTAAATATAACCGGACGCGATCACGAGTACTCACTTCAGTCAACAAAACCGGTACACGCCAACAAAGAAGTTGATACACGCGTCCGGTACGCAGTTTACCGGCCGCGTCGGTTTCACTTACAGGTCGCACCTGTACATTCGCTAACAACTGGCCCCATATCGACCAAGTATCCACTACCTGTCCTGTTCGAGGGTCTGTTTGAGTTTGCCGTTGCAATATTTGAACAGGCATCACTTTATTTAAGTTTTGTGCCATGTTTGCCATAACCAAGTATCCACCAACGGCTCCAAATCCGGTACAATTGCCACGGATTTTTGCTCCCAACACCGAAGCGCCGTTCGCAAAATCGCCAATTTCAATTCAGCCGGCACTTCACGCGTTGACGCGTATCCAACCGTACAACGAAGCCTGAAGCGCTGCGTTATCATCAGGGCGTTCTTTACCGCAATTAAAACGACCCGGCCATTGGTTGTAACCGTATACTCGTTCGGCTGTAACGCTTGTTCCTCGCCTGTTTCCGGATCGACCAAAACTGCCTCTTCAATATCGATAAGGGGCGGCTGTGGAATAGCGACCGGGCTGGCAGGTACTCGGTCGTACCAAACTTCGATCTGGCACCGAGTAGTGGCATACCCAGAATGCCGCTCCACAGCCGCCACGGCTCCGTCAAGGATAGTTTCCAGTAGCGGCGAGGAATACGCCTCCGGCAAGCCGATATATTCTTTAAGTTCCGCGACGCTTACGGGGCGTTCGCTTCGGCTGCCCGGTATCTCGCGCCAATTCATGAGACGTCTCCTCTTGCTGTTGCAAAGCAATCGTATCCTGTTCCACCGGCTCCGCGTAGCCGCGCTCAATCCATTCCTGTGCAATATCGGCAGGAATATCGTAAATCCGAGGCGGCACGAACGGACCGAAAACAGTTATACGTGGCATAAGCGCACGGATTTTCATCAGCAATCCCCTCGGTAATTATTAGGAGCTACCCCTAATCTGCAAAGCGCCAATAGCCTTCGTGGTAGCCGAAGCAGCAAGCCCAGCATCAAAATCATAAAACGCGATAAAACCAATTGCGTCCTTGGTAACAAAAGTTTCCTGTAGGACACTCATCCGGAGTGAAGACCGTTCACGCAAAATATAACGGCTGAAATCACCAAAGAGAATCAACTTGCGGCCTGCCTGCACGGTACTAGGCATATCCGGATTCTCAATCACCGGATACCCAAATAATGTCTTTGGCTTCTGCCCAGTCGGATCGAGCCACAAGATTGGTCGCCCCACTTGATCTGTCAACGTCCAGAGACCTGCCGCAACGTTCGGATGCATCATAAACACTGCGTTCGTCCGGTACGCCGGATCAACCGCCTGCACCAACTGAAACACCTCTCGCCAATCAAATCCAGTAGTTTCAGCCGTTGTGACTAAAACTGGAGCTGCCGTCACGACGCCATAAGGTTGACCACTCGCACCAGTTCCATTCGTTAACAGCGCGTTCAGTTTCCGGCCAATCCGAGCACCCAGGGCAGAGGCCAACTCCGATTCCAAATCATAAGCCGAATCCAACAGCACGGTTTTGCTGACCGGCACTGCCTGGCTGTGTATCGTTTTACAATCCAACGCAAGCCCCGTTACCGCAGGGGTTGGTGTCGGATCTAAAGCCACATCCCCAGTAAGCAATATACCAGTATTAGCACGATCATCAAGAATCGGCTGCATGTACCGATCCATCCGTGCAGTAGTAATCACGCGACACACCTGCCGGACAAAAGCATAGGTGTCGATTTCCGTGATGATTCGATCGGCCATGGTCTGCGGAATTGTTTCATCCGCTTCAGATCGAGTCAAAGGCGTAACGGCATTGCGCGGCACGTCAATCGTCAGACTGCCCCCCCAGCCAGACTCCATCAAGTCCCGCCGCTCCTCATCAGCCAAAGGCAGCCCAGCACGCTCCTTAAGCCAAGCGCGTACCGAACCTGGGCGCCGCCCCACCGGGCGCACGCCCGTTAAGATTGGACGATCCGCCAAAGCGCTTTGGAATCCAACCGCCATAGCACGGCCTACGCGTTCCCCGAATTCATCAGCTTTCGTGAACAACACATCCATTTCCATACATGCCTCCTTGCTCATCTAAACACTACCGAACCGTAGACATAAAAGCCAGCAACGCACTGGCTAATACTTCTCTATAAATATCTTCGGGTTCTGGCAAGTGCGCTCTTAAATGGCGGCGCACCCTCTCTTGATCCGCCTCGCTTAAACCTTCCGTAAGGGGCAGCCGAGCCAAGGCGTTTCGTACTCCAGAGAGAGACGCCTTGCCTTGCTTCGGATGATTTGGCGGAAAATGATGTGGTAGCTTCAAATCACCAAACGTATCCAAAGACTGCGCAAAACCAAAATATTTAGCAATTTCCTGCCGCTGCTCAATTGTAAGCTCATCCCAAGCTTTCTCCGAGAAATCCTCCAGGCGAGGCCGCTCCCACTCGCCCTCCACGCCTTCGCCCTCTCCACCCGGCGGATTATCCGGGATATAATCCGCCGGTGAAAACGCATGCTGAATTACATGCCAATAGTCTCGCAGTCCCTCCGAAACCACAATCACCTCATCTGCCAATCCTAGGGCTAGTGCTTCTTTCGCAGAAAACAAGGTGCCGTCCGCCTGCCCATCTAACCACTGATACGCGACTTCCTCCGACACGCCAGCTTTTCGCTGAATAATCGAAACAATTTCTGCATCAATCTTTTCCAATTCTTTAGCGAGGGCTTGTAATTGCAGAGCATTGGCTCCAGTAACATTAGTCCACGCCCGATGGATAAACAGCATAGCGTGCTCGCCCATACGAAGCCTGCGCCCGCTCAATGCCACCAAGGCGGCCGAACTGCCTGCGATCCCATCCACTTGAGTTATTACCTGCGCTGGCAATGTCTGCAATATATTCGCCAGCGTCAACCCCGCAAACGCATCTCCTCCATAACTATTAATCCGGACTCGCAGCGTATCCCCTGCCCCCAATTGCGATAAGGCCGCCACCACCTCCTGGAGTGCACCTAATTGCATATAATCATCATATAACCAGAGCGTTTTGTCCGCCTCGTCCCAAATCGCATTCATCGCCATCGGGCGGCGACTAAGACGGATTGGATTCTCCGGCGTTTTGAGCAACCCAATTTGCTGGGACATAATACCGATCCCCTCCAGGTCGAATTGGTAAGTTTTCCATTCGGCGAACTTCGTTGGGACTCAAGACTCCCATACCAATCATTCGAGAATATCCGTTCACCCGGTCCGTATACACGCTCCGCACTAAGGCGTTTCGATTATGTTCCCAATAACAGCCGGGTGGAGCGAATTTAATATTCAATTCTGCTTCCCACGCAGCTAGCCAACTCTCTAAACTGAACATCAAGTAATCGAGATTTTCCTGCTCTAAACTAGCGTAACTTGTTCGTGTTGGATCGCCCAGTTTGTGTGGAGGCAAACCAAACACGGCAGCAATATCACGGATAGTCGAAAGGTGTAACTCAGGCAATTGCGCCTTGTCCGGGTCGACGGTCGCCGATTCCCACTCGACGCCCCCACCCAGAACCGGCACCTGCCATGATTGCTGAGCGCCAGCAAAAGCGTCGCGGAACGCTTTCTGCAATTCAGTCCTCTCCTCCACCGACAGTGGCCGCGCCACTTTAAGCCAGCCGCTCAGCATTGTGCCCCGCTGGAAAAATCCGCGTGCGTGATCTAAAAGACACTGCGCCAAATGAAACGCTGCACCAAACTTCTCCACGCAGGATATGCCCGATAAGCCATCCCACGACAACCCTACCACATGCAGAATTTCATCGTCAGGAATCAGAACCTGTTTATTTTCCAATTGTGTTTTCCAGAACAATTTCCCATTTTGCTCTTGTGCCGCAGTACTAACTGGATCTAAAATTACCAGTTGTGTTGGGGCAGCCTGCCGCCAACGAACCCACGCGTAACCATTTCCGGTTAAAACTGCATGCGCCGTTAAAGTTCTACGAAACGTATATTGCGTAATCCCTGGAGAGGGCGCCTGTAGGACACTTAAATATGGTGAACGATCCACCCTCTCGCGTGATTCGCCCTGCCGATACAAATGTAGTGGAATCTGTGCCACACTCGACGCAATCAAATATACCGCTCGCCAGACCGCTGGTATCTGAAGCGCCGCGTCCGGACTGGTAATCGTATCTCCAAGCCCTTGTATCAACACGTCGAATCGAGTCCGCTGCCGCCCTCCAATAAATTGCGCGTGGATACGCTCTATCAATTTCTGTACCCAAGTCCACATATTCACAACACCTCGACCCAGGGTTTCACAGCCGATTCCACGGGCGGTTCCCAACCGACCGCTAATGTCAAGGCGACAGCCAAATCAATAGGCCCCTCGCTCCGTCCCTTATGGAAATACGCCCTGCCCCTCGCGTCCTGCCTTACTCGAACGTTTCCAAGGCATAAATCCCATAACGGCGAAGCTTGATGCCAAAGCTTTTTCTCCATAGCCAGCGTTTGGACCCGCCGAATCAAAGGGTCCATATAAGCAGCTGATTGTGGATACTCGATCACCTGTTCTTGCGGCCAACCATCGGCCACAACCTCAGCCAATAAATGCATAGCGCCGGCTGGATCCGCCACAAGCCACCGAGCGCCACGCTCTCTGGCCAAGCGAAGCCAAGCACGAATGGACGAAAAATCAATAGTGTCGGCCATCGAGGCCTCCAACATCCCCAAGGCGTGAGCGCGCTGAAGCTGTCTAGCCGCCACGCTTTCACGCATCGCCCGCCCACTGGCCCATGCATGATAAGTTATCCAATATCCATCACCACATCGGCGCGCCTCGACGGCAGCCGCTAAATCCACGTGACTGGCTAAATCCAAACCAATGGTTGCTTCACTGCTTGGAGGAACAGGCGGTTGCTGTAACGCCTGTTCACGCCACACTTCCAGTGGTATCCATTGGCCGCAATCACCAAGCATTTCATTCAAATGAAGCCGCCGAAACGTTAATTGCGCCAACGGACTTCCAGCCGCACGCCTAGCAATAGCTGCCAATTCCTCCTCTTGTACTGTTAACCCTAAATTCGGATTCGCTTTTGCCCAAGTTGTTGGCATATCCCATGAATCGCCCGAATCAGCCGCCGCAATAAAAGCATACCAGCGGTCGTCCTCTTTTTCGCCTACCAACACGTCTTCCGAGTAAGCCCGCAACTGCTGATAAATCTGGCCGACATCCTCTCCGGCAGTTGAAATAACTAACACCAAAGGCTGCACGCGCCCAACGGTCGATGTGTCCACTACATCCCAAAGGGAGCGGTCATGATGAGCATGAAGCTCATCAACGACCGCACCGGAAGCATGATAACCAAATGCGTAACGGTCTTCTCCTGATAGTGCCAAAATCAATCCGCCATTTGCCTCGCATTCGATACTAGTACGCTTAATCGCTAAGCGATCTCGAAGCACTTCTGTAGCCAGAATCATGTTTTTAGCCGACTGAAGCGCAATTCTGGCTTGTTCCCGTGATGCGCCGGCCAACAGCACCTGTGGACCAAGTTCACTATCCGCGACTAACAATTTCAATGCGATAGCTGACGCAAATGTCGTTTTCCCATTTTTCCGAGGCAATGAAATAAACGCCCGCCGGAACAACCGCTTGCCATCTTGATACAGACCGAATAAATCGGCCACAATCATTTGTTGCCATAGCGCCAATTGAAATCGACGCCCGGCATGCAACCCCACTGAATGTCTTAACGCCTCAATAAAACCAAACGCTCGCTGGACTTCATCTAATCTACGGTCAATATCCTGTCGATTCCATAACGTTAAGTGTCGCTGACACGCTAGCTGCACGGGCCGGCAGGTAAGAACCCGCCCTTCCACTACCTGCTTGGCCCAACGGTCAACGGTCCGTATGTATTCGCGCATGACATCGGCGGCATAATGACTGCAGGTTTTCCCAACTCAACCGCTCCAAATCCAGCCGCCCTTCGACTGGTTTCCGGTGATGCACAATCTGTGCTTTCGCCCCGCATACCATACACCAAGGGTATGTTTTCAAAAACTGATTCCGAAGCCGTCTCCACGCCCCGTCATATCCTCTTTCAGAGGCCAGAGGGCGCTGCGAATAGGAACGTGGACGCCGGTAACACGGACAGGATTCCCCTACCTTCCGCAACCCCCGACACCGAGCGCATACGGTTATCCGCTTTGTTCGCTCCATCGCGCAACCGCTGCGTCTAAAATCCCCACCAATTCCTCGCCCCGTTTACTCAAAAGCTTCGCGTATGGCCGTAAGGCTGTAAAGAGCTGCACGAATCCCCTAATACGGGGATTGGCGCGGACGCGACCTTTATCGACGATAGTAAAAGACTCCTGTTTCAATTTCTCGAACTCATCGAACAAAACCGCTAACAGACCTTCAGCCAATTGCTCTAATCCTGCCTGGGGGGCCCCTGACACACCGTTTCGCGCGCCTGGGGTACGCACGTGGTTTACGGTCGTCGGACGGATTTTTTCGACCCCCCTCCCCACGTTCGGGGGGCGCGCTGTCCGTTTCTTCACCATCCGCCTAATCCTTACAATCGCGTCCCGGTGTTCACCCCCTCGCCCCAAACATAGCGGCAATCGTCTGTGCCGCCAACAATACCGTAAACCCCGCCACACCGCTCACAACCCATAGAATAGCTGAAACTTTTGTGCACAATCCCGTCAAACCATTTCCATATAACGTGCGCTCCAAACGCTCCAAGCGACGCTGGTATTCGGTATAAATCGCACGGATTTCCGCAATCCCGATCTGAATATCCGCTAACCGAGTATCCAGCTGTTGAAACTGTTCGAGACAGCCTGGCCGTGGTACATCGCGCTCACATTCCCTCGTCGGCGTCATACCGATTTTCCTTTCTTCCCAGACGTGCTAGATTCCCTAGACGCTGGCCGTGGTAGGACCAGGTCCAAGGCTTTACTAAGTTTATCGACCAACCAGTCGTCAATAGGTGTTGGCGTTTTAGCTGCTAAACGCTGGAACAGTTTTTCGATTTCTAGCGGATCACCGGTTTTCTTTCGGTTGTGAACATCTCGCCAAATAAGAAAAGCAGCAACAAATACTACAACAACAATCGGTACTCCCCAACCAATCGGGAGTAAACCAAGGATATAATTTTTCACTTGTCCTAACAGCGTGATGCCTACTGCCTCAACGTGGCGTTTGGCTTCTTCTGCGAGATTAGCGGCACCGGCGGCTTTTTCTGCCGCCGAGCCGCTCTGTGTTGCCAAGCCGGTAACCGTGCCCTCCAATTGGCCAATTTTTACTTCCAACGCCGCTAGTTTCGATTCGAGAACAGCGAGTCGCTGTACGAACTCTACCGGAAGCACCATAGAGGGTTGTGGAAACACGACTGGCGGATTCGGTCCAGACGGCTGGCTTGGAGGAAGCGGAGTATGAGGCATTGGCTGTGGAGGTGATATCTGCCCGTGTTGTCGAGCGTCCTTCCGGTCCTCCAACCATGCGTTCCATGGAAAAATATAGCGTTTCGATTCAAAAAAATTCACCAGTTGCGGTAAACTTGTACACAACGTTTCCTGTCCGTCGGTACCCCAAATCACGCCGACCAAACCAGCGGCCGTCCACACCGGTCCACCGCTATCCCCTCCCCGCGCAGGACCGGTAATCACCCAATCACCAGTCAGTGTTTGCCGGACCAATCGCCCCATTCGGTGTTGCCAGCCTCGGCCACCATCAAATCCTCCATACGCGACTAGTGTACCCATAGCCGGGGTTTCGGATGCAATCAAAATTAATTGTGGCGCACGGCCTTCGGCTACGATAATCGCAACGTCTGCTTCATGACACAACACGGACGTCCGTCCTTCCAATCGTGTCCCGTCTGGAAACATCGCTGCAGCCGGCAAACCAACTCGCCCCGCCACATGACGCGCTGTTAAGATTGCAGTCTGTTGGCCATTACTCGAAACGGCCATGCCAGTACCGATCGATTTCACTGGGCCGGTTCCCACTTCAATTCGGCATACCGCCAGACTGGGCGGTATAGTATTCATGCCTTGGATACTGGGCGTTTGTATGGGCGCACGGCACCCCCCACTATCACACTGGGCAACAACGAAACGCTCTAAACTAAACGCTAACAAAATCCCAAGACCGGTAAGCCAATAACTGATTTGGTGTTTCATGATTTAGCCTTTCCGTGAAAGAACGCTACACGTCCCATTTCGTGACTCGAAGCCTATCGCCATCCGAATACGCGACCCAAATTTGAGTGAATTGCCAATCGTTCCAGCGCTCCACGCTATCCTGTGTTGCGCGCTGTGTTGGAATATCTCTTTTACAATATGGACACGGTATCACCGGCAAACGCTCTTCGGCAATTACCAATACGATATCGTATTCAAGTGGGCTGCCGCCATCAATTATAAGTGATTTTTTACAATGTGGGCAACGACTCGGCCATTCCAGCGCATAACCAGCTCGACAATGCGGATCGACTCCACAGGTAATCCAAACCGGACGCGCGATTCGCATATCCGGATCGATCATAGCGGCATCATATTGACTTTGAAAATAGCGCTGCCAAATAGTTTGCGCCATAAAAAAGACTCCTATTGAGTATCGACGGTTTTCTCAACGCACTCTCGATACGCAATCCGTTCAGCTTCCCCAGCCAACTCCTGTAAAAGTTTCGTTAAAATCCAAATCACCTCTAACGTATCCTGTAGCGTTAGCGCTTCGTCTTCGATCGCGTCGCGTACTACGGCTTTGAGTTGTCGAGCTCGTTCAATAAGATTCATTTTGTCACCTTTCTCGACAAAGAGTTCTTTTAGGGCCCGTATTTAGTATTCGCTTTCTCAAACGCATAACCATAGACAATCTCAGTCGATTCTTGAACTAACTCTTGTAAAATTTCCAATAGCGTTTCCGCTATTGCTAAACTGATACCGATTCGTAGCGTCCCTGTTTTACAGGCGTCTTGGACTGCTAACTTAAGCTCTTGTGCCATCTGTTCCAAATCCATTATGTGTCCTTTCTTCGCGGTCGGATAAAGAGGGCAGGGCAGCCCCCAGCCCTCATGGCTAGACGCCAGTTCCTCCATGAACGAGCGTTGGGGGCTGCCCAGAAAACCATATCCCTCTATCTATATATACAGATTTTGAAAAATTTTCGTGAATTTTCGTAAATTTTTTCATAAAACCCCCACCAGCAGAACACAGGGCGGCTCTAGTGTTATGCTGACTTACGCGAGACGATATCATTCAATTTTTGGTCCCGGCAAAAATCGGATAGGTTTCCCCAGTTGTTTTGCGAGAGTGAGTTCGGCATGAATTCCACGGCTTTGTTCCCAGCCGTCTATCATTAACACCCAAACTTGATCGCAGGCGGCGATAAACTGTCGGTCCTGTTCCTCCCAAAATTCCCAATTGGTTGGCAACCCATGTTGAGCGATTACATGACTATGCGCAATCGGAGAAAAAACAATATAACCTTGGCGAATCAAGTCGGCTGCCACCTGACAGACGGCCTCAAACCTTTTCTGCCGTACTGCCGGATCGGGATGTGAATACGGGCTCGCCAAATAAATCATTCTTTTTCCTCCACACTCATCGATATACAGTTCATACCCAAATCTAATGCGTCTATATCCGGAGCGTTCGGTTCCCGAATAATACAGGGATACGGATACCTAACAATATGATGATGCACGCGCCCTACCTGTGGTAAATACGCTACCTTACAATGTGCCGGCCAGCGGAGAACAGTATACATCGATTTTGCGTAGGTGCCATAACGTAAATACTCTTCCGTTAATCCACCCGGCTGTGATTGCGTGCAGCCTTGATATATCATAATAGCTGGAATCTGAATCACTACCTCGCCGCGAAGCCCAAGGTCATAATATGTCGTAACATCGTCATTTAGTCGGGCCACAAACTCAAACCGTCGATCCGTCCGTAAGAAAAATGTCTGCATTATTTTTCGTCGCGTTTGTGGATTTGCGTCGCCTGTCTGCGAAAACGTGATACACAAGACTTTTGGCGTATTGTCCAGAAAATCCCACATCCGATGAAATAGGCGATCCCCCCAACCTTCCGGTACCCAACGAATCACGCCATGGTGATTCGGGTTGCCGGGCCACAAAGAGTAGATTTGAAAATGCTTATAATCATCATCCAACACCACAAAGTGCGTCCAGCCTAAATCCTGCGCGATATCCCAAGCCTTGTTTCGGGCAGCTAAAGGACCGGTGGGGGGGAGATTATCGTAATAATCACATTGTACTGCCTGCCGATCAAACACATAGAGGTTAGGATACAGTTCACGGTATTGAGGCAATTGCTCGTCATCACTCGATACGACAATATAAACTGGTCCAGTCCATTTGATTTGTTGCAGTGCTTTTAGTGTTCTAATTTTCCCTGCTCGCCGATAAGAAAGAATCAAGACTCCAGCTCTTCGTTCGGTGGGGATAGTAGACATGAGTCGGCTTCCTTTTTCATGTTGCTGGTTTCTGTTTCTAGGATGAGATCAATTAACTCTTGGCTTAATCGTAAGACGTTTCGCGTAATCGCGTCGTTAGAATCTACAATCACTAAAATCAATTCGCGCATCAACCTCTGAATCTTCTCGTCTGCGTGGGCGTAATATTCCGCAATCAAATCGAAACGAAACCTTACGAATCGATGTGCCGCTAGACGAAAAAAATAAGCTAATTCTGGCGAAAGTGAACAAGTATCAATTTTCGCTAACAAGAGTTTCAACTCGGTATCGTCATATAGGTCCTGAATTGAGGGCGCCTCAGTCATCCGCGGCTGATAAACCAATCCCCGGATTAGGGGTGTGTATCTTCGTTTCGGAGAGCTTGTTTGTTTTCGACTATTAGTTTGTGAAATTTCGAGTTGACTAAGCTGATCAGTTAAATTTAACTGCTGTAAAATTTCTTTCAGCACCATCTGTTCAAGAGGCAGTAATTCGTGCCATAATTCGACTAACACATTTTTCTGGCTGTCCTCCTGTCTCAACTGTTGTAATTCACTATCGGATATATCTGTTAGAATGCAGGCGGGAATTTCGAGTAAATTAAGTTTTTGAGCTGCTTTCCAGTATACGAAACCAGTAACTAAATTTTTCTGTGAATCAACAACAACAGGTTGCTTAAAACCAAAATTCTGTATAAACAATACAATAGCGTCTATAATTTGTTCACTTATATTAGGCGAAAATTTATAAGGTGTAATATCCTGTATTGGTAACCAAGTAACTTGCATATTTAGATCCTCCCATAATATATACTTATTTTAGTATTTTTTATTTTTTAAATTATTTTTTTATTTTTATTTTTTATTTTCCTGTTTCACTTTCCCCCCCAGCTCCAGCTCTTTTAAGAGAGCTGAGAGCTGGGGGGAAATAAGTAAATAAATAAATAAGTAAATAAATAAATATATATAAATATAATTAATAAATATAAAAATTATTTATATATATACGCGATTTTACTTATCTAGGCGCCCCCTAAACGGAGGGGGGAGCAGTGTATCCCCCACAGGTCATTGCCCCCCTACCATGGTCCGATCCATTTGGCCGACAACGAAAACATCGCACATAAACGTTAGCAAACGATTTTGATTATTTCGTGAAATCCGAATCACCTTGTATCCCGACTATCGCTCTGGCGACGGCTATAGCGTATAGCCGGGTTGTTAAGGGGCCGGTCTACCCAATCCGGGCAAGTTATCGATCCCCCTACCGCCCCTCCAACCCGGAGCTAAACCGTTATCCTGCTTTTCACGCCTAATAGCGTGAGCTAACGAAAACTATCGATAAATGAAATCCAAATCACTTTTTTCCTAATAATCGCTATAACGACGGCTAAAACGTATAGCGAGCCTCTTAAAACCCCTGCCAAGTGCTATGTTTTCTACGCCGCTGTGACTCCTGATCGGCCAGATATACCTCTTGAGCCGTTAAGACCGTAACCTCCCAACGCCTACCGGTTGGCTGCTGCCGAGTTCCTTCATCAACATCAAGCCCCCACAAACCACCATGGCCGGCCGAACCACCTATGTTCAACCAAAGCCGGTGATAACCTTCGTCGACTGGTAAATATTTTTTCCTTCGCCCAACGAGAATCCACTGACGAACGAATTCCTGAAATCCAGCCCACGCAATATCGTCCAATTCGGGTGGTTCATAGGGTTCGACTCGAGTTTTCCGCAGGTGATGACACAGAAGAGGCGTGCAGCCTGTATTCTGTGTTAATGCGCTAAGCGATTTCAAAAACCGACCCACGATAAATAAATTGCTGGCGCCCTCGCCCAATCCTAACATCATTAAATACGTCGGATCGAGAATCAATACGTCTAGTCGATTCTCTACGATAAAATCCTCCAGTGCCACCATATGAAAGGCGTGGCCTAACTGCGGCACCTCGAAACACCAAATCACATTTTCGTATTCGGTAAGAGAGCGCCCTTTTGCGGCCGCAATCCGTAGTGCCGTCTCCTGTATTGTGGCCGCTCCGGATTCTCCGGACATTATCCCCACGCGCACAGGCGCCAAAACGTTGAATCGCCCTACAAACAAACCCCCTTCGGCCAAGGATAAAGCGAGATCGATCAGAAGACTTGTTTTGAGTGTTTTCCGCGGACCGGCCATAATACCTGGCTGTCCACGAACTAAAATATTATCGACTAGATACTCTAACGTATATTGGGCTGCCGCCAACTCGGCGGACGAAATCCCGACGAAACGTATACCGTTCGGGCCGGAGGACAACTGCGCTTCCAATCCGTGAACGAGAATAGTGGCCGCTTGATTTGGTTCGTAACGGGCGACGCTCTGAGCGATCCGTTCGACCTCGGCGGGTGGTAGGGGCGGGCGGCACCGGTCGGTATTGACTTGTCGTAAAGCCGCTAAAATCTCGGCCTTCGTCATACCGGCCCGACGCATTGTGCCGGCCAACCGCGTCAGCGTGTTATTCCGTTGCCCCTCTGGCACCGAAAATCCATCGGTATTGGAAAATGGACTGGGCGTCTCGGGCGCGTCTAAAAGCGTTACTAACCATGTAGGGGGTTCGGGTAGCCCTTCGACGGGTTTATTAAGCTCCAGACCAGGCACCCAACCATACAATCGCTTGCCAGTCTGCGAAGGCGGTACTAAAATATACCCGCCGTCCGTCCGAATATCGACGCCGGGCGCCAATCGGTCAACCGAACAACGCCACGTCTTGCCGGGCGGTCGACGGAACAGGTAGTGCCGCCCCCCTCTAGGCGTTAAGGATATTGCGCCTGCTTCAGCCAGCTGTGCGGCGCGCTCCGGATCGGAAGGCCAGCCAGCCGCCTGAATGTCCACATCGATAACCAATAAGCCAGAGGTGGAAATGGCTACATTGGCTTCCGGCCAACGGCTCCACCACGCTTGGATTTGTACTGGATCCGTCGTGGCGTCTAAAAAACCATGCTGCGTCAGCGGCTGTTTCTCGCCGGGCCGGCAAGGAAAAACCGGATATCCCAATTCAGCATAATAGAGGGCAGCGTCCAACAGTGACGCAGTCATGGCGCAATTACTTTCGAGTCGGAATATCGATCATTTCAGGCATAACTTCCTCGAAATGACAAACGCCCAAAATATTCCAAGCGGCGTGGGCAAGATGGTCTTCTTTTGTATCGCCAGCTAGATACAAATAGATATGTCGAATAGCATGATTTAGCATAACGCTAGCCGGTATTCCCTTCAGCCAGTTATGATCACCGTACTTACGCGCTCCTTCGGCGCACGTCTCGGCCAAACGGCGCAGACCGATTGGCGTAATCAAATCCCAGCGCTCATTGTTCGCATCCGTTCCGCGTACGGCACCTGTTGGAAAACGAGTTAACTCTTCTTGCGGTACGAAACTAATATCCCCAATCACATCGGGTTGAAATTCGTTCATCTCAGGACTCCTCAAAACGGAATATCGGACAAATCGTCTATCGTGTCCCCTACAGGTACTGGTTCCGGCATTGGGCCGAGTTGATAACCTACGATCCGTTCGTATTTTTCACCAGCGATATAACGAACACGAATTTTTTTCGTATATGCTAACCCACCACCTTGCGCAATTTCAACAGCGCGCTGTGCGGTATCCGGTACCGGATCGGGTGAGCGCTGCTTCCACCACTGTTCGGCTTTCCAGCGCGGATAGCCCGTATGCTCGAAACAAATCCATTCGGAAATCCAAGTCGAATTCGCGATCTTATACTCGACACGCATTGTATTCGGGGCGCCCGGCGGCGCATTTCTTTTTTGATAGACGCCATACCGAATGTCCAAAACTTCATATTCAGTTTCACTCACTTGCCCGGACAGTACCTCAATACTACTAGCCGACGCGGTATGGCGTTTGCGTTCTGGCGGTGGAAACTGATAGCCGCAATCCGGACAGGCTGCGTAACCAAGCGCGATCACTGTATGACACTGCGGACATTCTTTAGCAGACGCTTCCCCTACACCCCGACCGGGCGCACGTGGTAGTATTAAACAGTCTACCGGTCCATGCCGTAAAGCGTTGCCTCCAAAATCGAGAATCAAACAATTTTGTTTACCGGGATAAGTGCGGAATCCGCGGCCTACCATTTGGTACCAGAGGCCCGGCGACATTGTAGGCCGCAAAATTGCGACGCAATCAATATTCGGCGCATCGAATCCAGTCGTTAAGACGTTTACATTCACCAGAAATTTTAGTGGTTGGAGTGGTTGCTCAAAAAGGGTTTGGCGTGCCGTCTCATATCGAAATCGCGCAATCAATTCGGCGCGTTCAGCACTCGGCGTCTGGCTATCAATAAACCCGATATCTTGCCCGGATAATTCTCTCAATATTTTTGCTACGTGTTGTCCATGTTGCCGACCAGACGCAAATACTAATACGCTTCGCCGGTCGTGAGTATACATAAGAATTTCTTTGCAGGCAGCCGCAACCAGCCAATCCTCGTCCATCAGCTGTTCGACTTCCGTTGCAATAAATTCTCCAGCGTGCACACGAAGCGATTGAAAATCCACTTTCTGCGCGCTCGTTTTGGTGATGAGTGGACACAAGTAACCATCACGAATCAATTCCCGAATACTAATTTCGTAACAAATATGATTCAGAATGCCATCTGGCGTACAAATTGGTCCACTTGTTAACCGAAACGGCGTGGCCGTGAGTCCTACCACGCGTAAATAAGGTTGGTTCTCTTTAAGCGCCGCCAATAGCATTTGATACATGCTGTCACTATCGGGCGGAATCAGATGAGCCTCGTCGACGATTACTAAGTCAAATGCCCCTAGCTCATAAGCCTTTTTATACACCGATTGAATACCAGCAATAAGGACTGGTGTATCGGTATCCCGGCGATTCAAACCAGCTGAATATAGTCCGATAGAGACGTGTGGGCACAACCGCTGAATCTTTTCAGCGTTTTGTTCCAATAACTCTTTCACGTGTGCGAGGACTAAAACCCGACCTTGCCAACGGCATACGGTATCGGTAACTAATTGAGCGATCACCCAGCTTTTCCCGGCCGCTGTCGGTAGAACAACAACTGGATTGTCGTCTCGTGTTTGCAAGTGATGATAAACTGCCTGGACGGCCGCCTGTTGATATGGGCGAAGACTCATCGAGACGCTAACCCCTCTAACCCTTTATGTGCCCGGCGAATCATATATGGCATCGCTGGAAGAATCTTCCCGTCTAGAAATATCGGGTGGAAATTGCGCGTTTTTCGCTTCAGGAAATTCGGTCGCTGGGAAGCAACCGTTAAATGGCAGCCGCTGTTGCCCAACTTCTTCAAGCAGCACAAATAACCGGTGTTCAGCAGCCCGCAATTCTTCCTTTTTGTCACGCACGGCTTCTCGCAATACCTCCAGTTCCTCCTGCAATTGTGCAACATATTGTTTTTGATCGAGTATATCCTCTAACCAGCTTTTGAATCGCGACATAAATTGGCTGGAATCGTAACCGGGATGTTCATGATTGGTAACCACAGCATAATCTCCTTTCGCAAAAAGATTACGTTGCCTGAATTTCCGAGCCGTCTGGTAGGATACAACGGTTACCTAAAATCGGCACCGTATATAGCGTATCGCTCCGGCGGCCTAAATAACCCAAAATAAACGCGTGCACCCACTGAACTGGCCGGCCCGTTCCCCACAGTGGTACTAACTGACAAAGACAACCGGCGCTTCGAGCTTCGATAATCCGACTAGGTGTCCAGATGTTTTGCATAATTGCCGCGTCGGCTGAATGTGTATGCCCGTGAATAACGCTTTTCCCCTGACTCATCAGAAGATGATTTTTTGTAGCGTGTCGCGCATATGACCACCCGTGTACCGCTACAATCCTTGTGTTGATTCGGTAATAGGGATACCGACCGTTCGCTGACCCATACGGAATATATTGGCATTTGCGTCCCTCTGTTAACCGAATTCGTGGAGCTAACATAGAATACGCTCCCCGCCCCTCGGACGTAGCGGCTGCCCAACGATCCAACCGATATTCATGATTGCCCTCTAACAATACTAGGTGTCGACAGGTCGCTTGCAGCCGATCTAGTAATGTACAGGCGGTATTCAAATCATCAATGTATTCGGTTTGCGGAGCGCCCCAAACGGGCGGGTAGGGACTGAATTGACTACAATCAAGTAAATCGCCTAAACAAATAATCAAATCTGGCCGGATCCGTTCGGCCGCTCGACAAAATACTTCCAGAGCGACGGGATGATGAAAGGGGATATGGACGTCCCCAAACACCAAGAGAGTTTTGCTGCCACTTTTTGCCATGAGGAATTTTCAGTGCTGTGCGAGTGTTAAATATAACTGGACAGCCAATCGAGGTAAATCTTCTAGACGCACAATTGCTAGCCATGGCCGAAGGTTACTTCGATACAGGACGACTGGAATATTTTCACCAGCGTCTTGAGAAGCTTGGTCTATAGAGGGATAAATTTGAAGCTTCTCGACTCGTTTGACCTCAAAATGTACGCCCGGAATGGCCGTCCGGATATCCGGCGCTTCCGGCACACCACAATACTGGCGCCCCCGATATGCCTCGACGTGAAAAAGACGCGCAATTTCTGCGGCCGCTTCCCGCTCGCCGCGGCACCCTTTCCGACGAGATTTTGCTCCCATTACGGTCTCCTCCACGGTGGGGTGGTAGGGGGGGCGGGCGGTGGAGCAACAGGTAATATTTCGCGCTTCTCGTATCCTTTTATGACGTTAACTAACTCACCAGTCTCGGGTCGCTGCTGATAGGCGACCTTAATAACGAGCGGTAAGTTGTGGAGCTCGACTGAATCCCTCGGCTGTAACACTCCTACCGCTCGACAGATAGCCGCCAATTCAGCTTGCGCCATTTTGACGGCGAGTGGATTCGGGTGATCGACGTTGAGACGTACCCAGAGCTGCCGCCCCTTATATTCGCCTTCGATAATCGTAAAGACCAATTCCAAAAAATTCCCGGTACCAGCTTTATTCGGCTTTAAATCCGAAGCTGTGATCATCGCCAAATAACGACCTGGCGGAAGTGGTTCAAATGGCGCAAGCGGCTCAATTAGCGACGCATCAAAATTACCGAGATGTACCATGCTTCACTCCTTTCGGTTGGTTGTGTTGACTGATCGCTCCAATAAACGCTGACCACGAAAGTGGTAAAATCTCGGAAATGCCGTATCGGTTTTTCGCCACCAGTTGAGGCGTTTCGTGAAGTATCAACTCGCGCTCATGTCCTACCAAACGAATCGCGCCTACAAAATCCGACCATTCGATGATTGTATTCGCCAAGTCCGGATGAATTTCCGGCGCGGATTTCTCGATTTCAATACCATCGATGGTGGTAATAGTACGACGGGTTGCGTGGGCCAGCAAAAGTACTGCAACACCTTGATTCACTAATCGATCTAACGTTGGTAGTAAATACTGATACACATAATTTTTTAACACCTGCCTACCGTTGCCATAACCGCCATGTGAACGATTTAGCGTTTGTTGCATACCGGTCGGTGTTCCATCAACGCCAGCGACTTGTTCCTCTATCCGGCGGAGCAACCAATCGACCGAATCAATCACAACCGTCTGATACTCATGGCCACCTGCCGCCAGCGCATCGAGCCATGGCTGGATTTCTCTCCACGTGGCTAAATAAGGAGTCCGGGCACATCGGACATGAGCGGCCCCGTTTTCACAATCAATAATAATCGGCTTATCAGCCGAAGCGCCGAACGTAGTTTTTCCGGCGCCCGGCGATGAATACACGATTCCCTTAGGCGCCCGTAAGTGAGGTTGACTAATAACCGGACCAGGTAAAGGCATACATTTTTCTCCTATAACTAGAGAGCATCAAAAACGCGACACTTTTCGTAACCACTGGGCCAAATATTGGTAGCCATACATTGACGCAAACGCTCGATCGCCGCCTCATTTTCGCGGCGCGCCGCCTGTAAAATGTGGGGATGAACCAACCAGACGCCACATCTATATGGCTCTTGTTTTTCGATCGCAATCAAATAGACTGCTAAAGCGCGATTCGCTAAACAGGAAACCGATTGTAACAACACGGCGTGATAAAATGCAACCTGATAAATATACTGAAAACGCCGGGCATCTGCTTCAAACCAGTCCAAATTATCGCAAGTTTTTAATTCCACAATGCCCCGGTCCAAATTGAGCCAGTCGATTCGGATTTGGACTGGTACATGACAATATTCAGAACGCACGACGGCTTCTGGTGCGCCATTAGTTAACAAGTCGCACGCATAGGCGTGATTCCACACACCTTCGGCCATGCGTTGAACTAGATCATGCTGCTGAAACGTTAAGACCGGTTTCCCTTGAGCCGCCGCCCACTCTAAAAACGTTTTGGTTGTCGGCCCGTAGACCTCGCCGGTCTTCGGATTGATTGGTCCCCCGACAGCGTATTGATTCTCAAAAACATGTAAACCCTCTAATACCAATGTATGTAGAGCACGCCCAATGAGATAAGCCGGCTTTTCCTCATCTTTGATCAATCCTAATTTCTTTTTATAATACAATACAGGCGACCGGCGGAAGTCGGCTAGTAAATGACTTGTTAAATATTCCGTCTGTGCATGATAGATGTGGTCCGGTTCACCCAAAATAATTTCGGGAGGCCACGGTTGGCCTGGAGATCGCCATGGCGTCGTCGAATCCGGAAACTCGGCTTGAAGATTGTGTTGATTTTGCCAGCGCTGATTTTGTCTCCACCACTGTTGTCGCACTCGATTAAATAGTCGACGCCATTCATCGTCACTTAAATCTTGTGATGCATGTTCACAGACACTCTGCCATAGCGTTTGTTTCAAATCTTCACGATCGTTCGATTGTAACGGTAAGCAACCGGGTGGCGACTGGCAGAACTGTTCGACTAACGGACGTAATTTCTCGAAAAGCATAGTATCGAGCGGTGACGGTAAATTAGATGCCGATGTTTCCATTGCGAATCTCCTAATAATGATTTATCGTCCTCCCCTCTATTGGTATATACATTCATGCGAAAAATTTTTCAAATTTTACAAATTTTATGCGGTATGAATAAAAATACCCCCTATTCAGCCTGATAAGACTAAATGGGGGGTATCGCCATACTAACACACGATCAAATAATGAGACAGAGGTTATCGGCGCATTACACTACCGCGTCCATGTGAATCTTACTATTCCTGACACACCCAATATCGATACCTCCGCCACCAACCGGGGTGAGCTCGTAGATAGGGTTCTGCAACCAGCCAACGGCCACGGCGACAGAAATAGGCGTATGCCATTAAATTCTGTAGATATTTATCACCCTCGGCGTGGGCTGCCTCGTAAAGCAGGCGGGCCTCGGCAGGAGGCCAAGGACACTGAAACACCCTACTCGCATACAGGACGCACGCCTCGCCTTCGCGCCAAATCGTCTGCTCCCTGTCCCGCCATCGCCCCCTCAAGTTCAAGGCGGCATATAAGGCGCAGAGTAAACTAGAATATTCTGGCGCAAAAGAGATTGGATGATTTTGATTCCACCCATAACTACAAGGCTGCCAACCCTGCCGCACTGTATTGGGCGGTGGTGGTTCGGGCTCCCAACTATCCCAAGCCGGATCCCACTCCAATGGCGGCAGCCAGCGGTACCACGCGCCGCCAGTTTCGCCATTCAGTTCCCATAGCCGAGCACTCCGAAGGTCGCTCATGGCCGGTGGTATAGTGGGTCCTTCTGGTGGCGCACAGGACGCATACGAGCGATATCCGCTCTGTGTGAGCCGCCTGCCCTCTTTCGCGACCCAACGTTCCAATGTGCTGCGCCCACACGCCAACGAGGATATAGAATAATAGTATCCATCGGGCGCACTGGTCCATAATTCCTGCCATGTATACGGTTTATCGCTGAACGGCATACCACAATTCCTTTCGCCGGCTACAGCATTTACTTTCGCTACCCGGCCGGCTTACGGCTAGCGAATCGATGTATTGAGACTCATTCCTAGCGATACTGATCGAAAATACGTTGCGCTTGCTCATCACCGTGTTGAGCTAACGCCGCTAGTACATCCTCAACTAGCGTTTGAGCGTCGGCGATCGAGAGCACAAATTGCGTGACTGGCCCCTCGGTTCCGCCAAACGCTATAACGACCACCGGTTTATTGTCGTACGAGGGCAAAAAACCGGCTTCGGCGGAAATAAACTCTTGCCATTGGCATGCGAACCGCATAGTACGACCTCCGTTCCACGCCCCCCTGCCCGGCTGTGTGTAACCGGGCAGGGGGAAAGAGGGATAAACGCTACCCGTTCAGCATTAACGCTAATCCCGCAGCAGGTTGCCGCAACCTGCTGCCGCCGCCTGCACGGCAGCGATTTGCTGTTCACAGAGCGCGGCCGCTACCATCGCCTCTAACCAGGCGCTCGAAGCGCCCTTGAGCGACGCGGCGAGCCGCCATTCTTCAAGTGCTAGCTCACGCAGAACGGTAATTTCCACGTCGGAATCAATGGTGTCGGTGGTAACTGACCACCCGCGCTCTTGCAACGCCGTCAATACGGTACGGAGTTCGTCCGTCATGGACGGCTCGTAATACACCTCATACGCATCGTCACGCTCTAAATCGATCCGGATAACTTGTCCCATAGCTACACCTCCTGTGTGCCAGCTACCACGTTACCGCGCCTCTAACCGGCTGGCGTTCGGTTAAAAGCGCTATCCCGTTTGATATTGCGCCGGTACTGACTGAATCAATATGTCTCGCACGTCCGCAGGACACTCCTCCTCTCACAACGCAAGCCCAATATTAGAGTTGATATTCGCGCGGAATCACGCGTTGTAACGCCAGTTGGGTTGTGATCGGACACCGCGCTTCCACCCGTAAACCCAACTCGTCGAGTGTTGCGACAGTCTCATAACCATTGCGGATCGTGAGGCTCGGCCCCCACGGTTTATCGGCGTAGTAGACCTCATAACCCGGCAACTCCTTCTCGATATGGGCGCCAAGTTGCCGGGCGACGTCGGCCGTCCATTTTGGGCGCCGTAATCCATATTGCCGTATCCATTGCTGGATATAGAGCCATTCGTTACGGTCGGGGCGGAGCAAGATATCCACCCCATATTCCAAATAGCCCCATGTCGTGACTCGGATGGTGAGCGACCGCCCCTTCAACGACCATAACGTGACATCGTATACGCCGTCCTCCACCCGGCGGACCACAATCGCGATCCGCCATTTTGTGCACCACCGATTTAGCCGTTGCAGTTGCGCTTGAATCCATTTCGTTCCCGTAGGCCCTTTCATTATCGTCTCCTTAGACCCAACGCTTACTGCGGAATCGATACACGCGACCCTCTGGGCACCCCCTAGAGGGTCTCCCCCCTAGGGGGTGCCCTTTCCAGCGTGGGGCTTACTCATCGAACTCCCGCACACTAATATAGTCGTCTTCGAGCTCGTACCAGTCTCGAACAACGAGCCCTATAGGACCCGCATCCTCGGTCTCGAGCCAATCTCGGATAGATTTCGGCCCGACAAACAGGAGATAGCCGCGCTCATCGAATACCGGCCGCAACCGGCTCATTTTATACCGCCACACAGGATCATTCGACGCCTTGATCAGTTCCTTCTGAAGCTGCCGGAGCGCGCCCTGCGCTCCGTTGATAAAGGCCGCTCGGCGGATTTTCCGGGCGGCTGCCGGGGAGAGGTCAGCCTCTCGCACGAAGACCTTCAGCGACATGATTTGAGCTCGCGTCATAACAACTCTCCTATTTACGGGGTCCACACTTCTTTCGAGCCAAGACCGCCTTGGCTCCTCGCTTGTTTCCTTTTTTTTGTTTTCCTCTTTCTGTGTTCATCACTATTATAGCGTCTAGAGGGGGCGGCGTCCAGCGCCTTTAGCGGAATTTACAAAAATTTTACAATTGCGGCAACTAAGAGGGGATTTTCGGGCAGACTATACAACATATAGGGGGGGCATAGGACGCCCCCCCTATATATTGTATTTCACCCGCCCAAGTGTCCTGTAATACAAGATATAGGGGATGCTTCCGCCCCCTATACAATTAGTTGGGGGGAAACGAGAAAATGAACGTGAGTAGCGGCGATAGCCAGAGAAAGGGGGGCAAAACAAAAAATAGCATCCGCCCCGGACACCCCCCTACCACCCGCCTAGCTTTAGCGCGTACCTAGAGCGCCCCCCTACCAAAGAACTGGAATACCTTTTGCCAAGCGGCCCAGACCGTTTCGGGGCGGGCTAGGTTTTCGACCAGGTGTTTGCGGGCAGCGCGTGCGAAGAATTGCCGAAGGTCTTCCTCATAGGCCAGACGGGCCGCATAGTAGGCCATTTCCTCTTCTGTGTCGGCTAAAAAGCCAGTAAACCTGTGCCGAACCATTTCCCGCCAACCCCATTTATTCGGCACTACTAGAGGCACGCCGGTTGCCATGGCCTCTAGGCCGCTTCGAGGCCAGTTTTCCTGAGCGCCGCCATTGGCTTGCAGCATCACGTGCAGTTTGCCGATAAAATCTTGCGCCGTTTCCGCCCGGCTGGGCAAGACTTCCGCCCAGGAAGGTGGCGGACCAATTTTCTTTTCGACGTCCGGCCCCCAGGCCATGATTCGAGCATGTATCGGGTGGGGAATCCTCTCATAAATCCACCAGGTTTTCGGATGAAACTTATCCGGGGCCGGTCGACTGATACGGCCTACGACAAGCGGCTCTCCTTTTTTATGAGGCCGAGGCCGGAACGGCCACTCTTCCGTCATAAACGCCGCCCGGACTAGGTGCATCTGCTCTGGCCGGACGCCATACTGCGTCAACGGTGGTCGCAATACATCCAGTTGATATTGGCTCTGAAAGACATAGGCATCAAACGGGCCACGGCGTTCATAATGGCGGCGTTCGGCGTCGAACAGCCAACACATGCAACCGGCCCAAACAATCCGGCAACCTAAGTCTCGAAAGCGATCTACATGGGCCAGAAATTGGCTGTTGCAAAAACTGACCACAATACTACCTTTTAAGCCTGGCACATCAGCCAGTTTATCAGGGGTTGTTGTAATCGTTGGGTATCCTAACAAATTAACACGATTAAGCCATAGGTTACACGGATTGCCCCAGGTAGGTATGCAAACGACTTGTAGGTTAAACCGGCGCCACAAAAGCAAGGTGTGCCAGCATTCCGTCCCTGCTCCGCCCACATCGCCGGGATAGCCGATCAGAAAAATGCGGCTAGGTAGAGCGGTTTGCGTTGGCGTGCCCGAAGACGATTGGTTTGGCGGTTCACAGGTTAACACCATGGTAGTACCACAATGCTGAAGCGAACCAACCGGGAACCACTGCGCAACGTAGCGGCGGAACTCCTCGGCATACCATTCCCTCGCATGGCAGGGGTTTTGGGGAGGTCCCAGGTCGTTTGGACCCCGCGCCTGGTCCCGATCCGGCGTGGAAAGGACTAGCTTTTTCCAACGGATCGTGGCAATGTAATCCAGCAGCTGATCCGGATTCGGGAGGTGCTCGATCACGTCGACGGCCATCACGATATCGACTTCCTGGATCGGGCAGGGCTTCGATAAATCGGAAAGCAGCCACTTCCGATCCGGATAGGTTTGCCGAAGGTGCTCATAGGTAGGGTGCAGTTCGGTACCGATGGTATCGAACTGGCCTAGGATGGTCACCAACTTGTAGCCGGAACCGGTGCCGATGTCGAGGACAGTCCGATAGCCGCCGTCCAGCATAAGTTTTCGGACATACTCATAGACTGGCTTCTGGAACTGATCCTTCCAGGAGCGATCATCCCAGAAGTTCGGCTGATTTCGGGCCGTATAATCGGATCGGATGCCGTAATTGGGTAGCCGATTCATTTGTCCACCTAGGTGTTCGACATTGC